AGCCCCATACGATGGTGACTACCTACCGACTGACATGGCTGTCATCAAGGACTTGTGCGAACGACAAGAGGCTGTTGCTGACACCTTCGATGTCGAGGTATTCCACGAGTTTGTCCGCGACGTATGGTATGGAGGTGCCGCCATGTTCGATGCCGACGACCTCTGCATCTACTACTTCAAACTTCCAAAGATGCATCTCCCATCTCAACCCGTAGAATTTAAATCATGACAATCGAACAACTGCAAGACCTGTATGGCCTCGAATACATTGACTACATCGAATACTTAGAATTATGACATTACAACAACGAATAGCAAACGCAATAATGAGAGGGGACGACAAGTTCACAGTCCCCTTGGACGTCAAACTGCCGAAGCCACAACGCTCAGGCACCAACACACAACGGCAAACGTATGCCTTAGTACAAGCAAATCAAATCCTTAATTCAATTACAACATGAACAACTACGCAGTATACCGCGTGTTCCGCGACTGGAACAAGAAGCCTAAAACTCTCATCGAGAATCTCACACGAGAACAAGCACAGACTATTGTGCAGAACACACCACGAGAAGAAGACAGCATGGTTGTCTTCGATGAAATGTGATGATTTGTGTACGGTCAAGCGCGAATGAAGATCCCGCGAAGGATTACAACGAGTGGATGCAACACATCTACAACCAAGTAAAAATTAATTACCAATCAAAACTCTCATGTACAAAATTAGATTCCACCTCGGACGAGGAGAAAACTTTATGAAGTGGCAAGTGAAGACTTTGGTCAGCGATGGAAGCGACCTTATACAGTACTTCGAACCAAATGAGTATCAGCTTGCCATGTTTGACGCAAAGCTCAAGGTGCAGTTAGGCACATCAAAGAAAATCCATGACGGTGCATGCAAGACTGTATGTGCTTGGGTGGAGTGCAAGGAGCTGCAAGTGTTGGGTACTGCCGACCTAGTTAAACCATGTGAGAACGACTACTATGTGCGCTTCAACCCACGTAACAACCCTAACTGGACGGACAGGTACAGCAACATCATGAACGATGAGAAGTTCGAAATCCTTATGACCGACAACCGTAGCATATTTGTACTAACAGGAAACCATGAATGTGATGACGAATGAAAAAGCAATTCAAGTGATTAAAGAAAAATCCAAAGGAGGCGAGCAGCCTGAACAGCTCGCCGCTATGTACGCCATGGATGACATCGTGACTGATGACATCGACACATGGCTCAACAATGATGTATCACAATACCTCATGCAGTTCCCAGACATTGCGAGAGACCTAGCCAACGACCTCATCGAAGAGGGGGTCACCAAGGCCAAGCTTGCTGACGGACTGTGCGATGTATCAGAATCTATGCATCACTATGTAAAGTTCTACGAAATACTTACATCGTATCACATAGCACTGTCAGAACGCTGACAGGGAGAGGGGCGTATGGTGTGCAGGGAGATCCTGCAACGCGCCTGTTAGAGAGCGATGAGAAACAAAGTCCCTCTCTTCTTTGGATTATTGAAACTTAAAACCTACATTTGAATGCACAACGAAGGAAAACAAATACTGAAAGAGTACTACCATGTACTTGGACTCAAACCTGATAGAACAAGACACCAAGAACAAGTAAAAGCACGAGCGGCGATGATGACCGCCATGCGTCAGAACGACCTGACGACAACATCAATAGCAAAACTTTTCGACTCCGATCACAGTACTGTGATTCACCACACAGGTAAGCATGAAGCTAACCTTGCCACATGGCCTGGCTATGAGAAAAACTACATAGCTGCTGTGCGACTGTGTGGGGAGACGCTAAGGTACAAGGCTTGGCAATCCAAGCTTAAATCCGTGAAGGCGAGCATAGCCAGACTAAAACGAGTGCAACAAAAACTAGAAGAAACAATTCAATCAAATAAAGTTACCCATGTCTAACTACAAATTCAAAACAACCAACATCCGTGGCAAGCAGTATGTCGAAGTCAACGAACGTATCAAGTACTTCCGTCAAGAGGAGCAGTACAAGAACTGGACAATCATGTCTGAGTTCCCTGCCCTTGATTCAGAACAATGTGTCTGCAAGGCAACCATCGCAGATGCTTCTGGACGTGTTATTGCCACTGGACATGCACACGAAGTGCAAGGTGCATCCAACATCAACAAGACCAGCTACGTTGAGAACTGCGAGACTTCAGCGATCGGGCGAGCCCTCGCTATGCTTGGAATCGGAATCGACACTTCTATTGCGTCAGCTAATGAAGTCACGGACGCCATCGCCAAGCAAGAAAGCACGACGTCCAAGAAGGTCAAGCAGGTACAAGAGAAGCTCGACACGGAGCCGCCTGTAAACATCATGGACAAGGCTGTTGCATACATCAAGTCGCAGACCGACAAGAAGAAAGCATTCAACAGCATCATGGACAAGTACGAGTCTTCCCTCACTGAGAAGCAAGTGGCGGGTCTCAAGAAGTTTGTACGATGACCAAGATGAGATGGAACGGTGTAGCGTGGTATACTGAACTAGACCGCAGGCGCACCAACCATAAACAGTTCTCGGAGTTTCGTAGACACTGCCTCAATGCCAAGCTACCCAAGTACTGGATGGACACAGAGATGGATGGCAACCCTGAGTTTTCGGGGTTGTTCTTCGTCAAACATCCAGACTCCCCTACGGAGTTTGATATCGCTGAGTTCTTCATCAACAAGAAGGGCAAGAAGTTTTGGATGACAGCAGATAATCCACTGCAATGGGCGGAGATCGAGACATACGAATACACTCACGAAGACGGAACACCAGTATACGATGATGACATTATCTGAACAACTACAAGAACGGTACGGCAAGTCACACCTGTCGTACTCCTCGCTGAAGCAGGCGTTGGGCGACATGGCGCAGTTCGACCGATACATGAAGGGAGAGCTGAAGTACAAGTCTGATGCGCTAGACTTTGGCACACTGTACGATATGCTGCTGTTTGAACGTGAGCAAGCATTCGAAAAATACATTGTGATGTCTGACAGTCAGGTGCTATCACGCCTATCTGACAAGGCTCGCAATGCCAAGAAACCATCGATGACCTCTGAATACAAGGCTGTTGTTGCAGCCATGAAGACGGAGGCCCTCGAAGAAGGCAGGACGATTGTCTCTAGTGATGACTGGCAGATGGCGAACGACATGATCGACCGCCTCGCTACCTGCGGCTTACTAGACACATACCTGGCGGGAGACTACCAGGTGGGATTCCTTGAAGAGCTCAACGGTGTTGAGGTCAAGGGATTCCTCGACTGCCTCGGTGATGGTTTCATCAGCGACAGTAAGTCAGCGCGTAGTGCGGAGAAGTTCCGCTATGCAGTGCGAGACTTTTCGTATGATATCCAAGCATACATCTACTGTAAGGTATTTGGCATGAAGGATTTCTATTGGGTGGTACAGGAGAAAACCTACCCGTATCTTCCCGCTCTCGTAAAGTGTAGCGACGAAACGCTATTCACTGGCGAGATGAAGTTTAACGATGCTGTGAACCGTATCCGACAGTTTTTACGAGAGGATTACGACCCAGTAAAAGACTACTTGCAGTATGAAGTTTAAGCGACTATCAAAAATGTTTGGCTCTGCGCTTGTTGCGCTAGCCATTTACACCTTATTTTTACAAACCTTTATTTTAATTTTTAATTCATTAATCCAATGAGTGATCAAAACAAGAAGTACGAGAGTGTTCTCGTAGGCTGGGCAGATGAGCCTAGCTACAATGACAACGGCGATTTGATGGGGTGGTCTTTCCGCCTCAAGGACAACGAGCTGAAGGATTGCATTGACCAATACACCACCAAGCGTGATGCTAATGGTCAGGGTGGTAACGTTCGATTCCGTCTCTTCATGTCGAAGAACGGCAAAGCATGCCTCAGCGTGTGGGACCCGAACAGCGAAGCGGCGCAGGAGCGTCGAAACAACACGGCTAAAACAGAGGATACCGAAACTATCCCGTTCTAGTATAAGAGTTATTCATGTGGGGAAGGGGTGCAGGCGCAAGTCTCACCCCTTTTCTTTCCCTCAAGCTATGGGCAAACCGATTTACTACATGACTGGGAAGGCTACGTTCATCAAGAACAAGCACCCGCAGACAAGAGATGTGTGGATTGTCAGCACATATGACAACCCTAGGGACATCATGAAGCACGATGACCACACCATGTACAGGCTCGATCAGGAGCTGCTCACCCCCAAGGCAAAGCAGCGTACCATCATCATCGATAAGGTCGAGACTATCAAACAAATAGGAACCACTGTAGATGTCAAACAAACACAGCGATAAACAGATAGGCGGGGAGCATTACAAGCATATGAAGATTCAGCCAACTGAATTCATAGCTGCCAATGGTATACCGTTCATCGAAGGGAACGTAATCAAATACGTGTGCAGACACGCCCACAAG